CAAGATGAACCTAACGAGCAAGGGCTATATCCCAAGTGGGACGGACCCTCGTTATTTACTCGAAGGTCTGAGGTTGCTCCGTCAGTCTGGGCTATGGTCTACCAACAAGAAGATGTCGAGTCCGACTCTATCTTTGCGCCAGCAGCAGTTGCTGGATGTGTTAACGGTATGCGAAAGCGTGGACCGCTTAGAAGCAATACGCCAGGGCACCCAAAGAACGTAGATTCAACTTATACAATTATTGGATTTGACCCAGCCGTAACTGGTAGGTCTGCTTTCGTAGCGGTATCTTACAATAGGGCTGATGGCAGAATATATGTTTTAGATTGCGTTAATATGTCTGACCCTTCTCCACAAAAGGAAGATGCTTTAATTCGTGAGTGGGTAGAAAGATACAAGCCACAGGAGTTCAGGGTTGAAATTAACGCCCACCAAAAATACTACGCTATGGATACAGATTTAAGAAACTATCTGGCATCATACGGTTGTCAACTTAACTCACACTTTACTGGTAAGAATAAATGGGATGTTGGATTTGGTGTTGCTTCTATGGCGAGCCTCTTTGGCTCACTGAGGGACGGCAGATTTCAAGATAACAACTTAATAGAACTACCTTCTAATGAAGGCTCAGAGGGACTCAAGTCTCTAGTGCAACAGTTAATTACCTGGAAGCCAGATACCAAAAACCCTACTGACTGTGTTATGGCATTATGGTTTGCAGTCATTAGATGTAGAGAGTTGATGCAAACATCAAGTAGAGTTGGACAATATCAGAACAATAGATGGGCTACTAGGGCACAGATGTCCACTAGAGGTTCACTTAATTTAGATGAGGCCTTTGCAGAGCAATGGTCTGAAACTTACGGTTAGGATACAAATGGCATTATCAATTGAGCAAATAGCGGCACGAGTTCAATCGTTACGTTATCGCAACAGCGAAAGAGATGCTCGCAACCTAGATGTACTTGCTGTACGTAAAGGCAGAATATCTGAGGTATATCCAGATTTTTTCCCAGCAGGAGTAGATGCTAATGTCGTTGCAAATTTTATTGATATCGTTGCCAGGGACCTTTCAGAGGTTATGGCACCTCTTCCAGCGGTTAACTGCTCAGCCGCTAATCAGGTCAGTGACCGTGCTCGTACTTTTGCCGATAAGCGTACTCGTATTGCTAGTAATTATTTCTCGAACTCTGACCTTGCGGTACAGATGTACTCAGGAGCAGACTGGTATCTAACCTATGGATTTGTTCCATTTGTAATTGAGTTAGATGAAGAAGTAAAACTTCCTAGAATTCGTATTGAGAACCCAATTGGTTCATACCCAGAGTTTGACCGTTATGGTCGTTGTGTAGCATTTGCCAAACGTTATACCATGACACTTGGTGAGTTGGTTGCCCAGTTCCCAGAGTATGACAACATACTTCTAGGTGGTATGGGATACAAGCAAGATTTAAACAGCCAGATTGAAATTATTCGTTATTACGATAAAGACCAGTCTGTTGTATATGCGCCAACAAAAGATAACTTAATTTTATCACAGGCCAAGAATCCTCTTGGTAAAATGATGATAGTAGTAGCCCGTAAACCATCTATTGACAATGAACTACGTGGTCAGTTTGATGATGTATTGGGTATCCAATTACTACGCAATCGTTTTGCTATTTTGGCAATGGAGGCTGCAGAGAAATCTGTACAAGCCCCTATCGTACTTCCACAGGATGTACAAGAGTTGCAACTTGGTGGAGATGCTGTTATTCGTACAGCCAACCCAGCGGGTGTTCGTCGTGTAGAACTTACTTTACCACAAGGCGCATTTACTGAGCAACAACTTCTTAATCAAGAACTACGTGTTGCATCTCGTTATCCAGAGGGACGTACTGGAAACATTGATGCGTCAATTGTTACAGGTCAAGGCGTACAGGCTCTTATGGGAGCCTTTGATACACAGGTCAAATCTGCTCAAGCAATTTTTGCAGCAGCATTGCGTGATGTAATCAGCATCTGTTTTGAAATTGATGAAATAATTTTCCCAGAAGAAAAAACAATTCGTGGTGTAGATTCTGGCTCACCATACGAAATTACTTACAAGCCAACAAAAGATATCAAGGGTGACTACTCAGCAGATGTCCGCTATGGAATGCTTGCTGGTCTTAATCCAGCCCAAGGTCTTATCTTTATGCTACAGGCACTTGGAGGCAAGTTAATCTCCAAAGATATGGCAATGCGTGAGTTACCATTTACAGTTAACGTAACACAAGAATTAGAAAAGATTGAAATTGAAGATATGCGAGCAGCATTACTTGGCTCACTAACTGCATATACTCAAGCAATACCACAGATGGCAACACAGGGACAAGACGCTTCTGAGGTAGTAAGAAAGATTGCTGCGGTAATCAAAGCACGCCAAAAGGGACAGGCATTGGAAGATGCTATAGAGGCAACCTTTGCTCCGCAACAACAGGTTCCTCCTACTGGCGCTTCAAATCCTATGGTTGAGCAACCGTCCCCTGCTCCCTCTGGTGCCCCAGTAGGAGGTCCTACTCAAGCACCATTAGCACCACCAACAGAAGCACCTGATATTCAATCAATTTTAACAAGTCTTACAGCAAGTGGGCGAGGAAACGCAAGAGTAGTAACAAGAGGATAACGACTAAGTAGGGGACAATGACAACAATTATAGGAATAGAACATAAAGACCGTTGCTTTATAGTTGCTGATAGTCAAACTACTGATGCAGAAGGTAGAATTTATTCTCATCCTGAAGTTAAAAAGATTTCTGAAAATGGAATGTTTTTAATTGCTGGTTCTGGTGAAACACTGCCTTGCGATATAGCACAACATATTTGGGAGCCACCAACTCCAACAAAGCAGGATAAAGAAGATTTATATCATTTCATGATTGTAAAGGCTATGCCATCTCTTCGTAAGTGTATGACAGAGAATGGTTATAATTTTGATGAAGATACAAAAGAAAATAGATTTCAATTTATTATGGCTGTCGGCGGCGAAATCTTTGATGTTGACCAAGAGTTATCAATAAGCAAATCTGCAGATGGAGTTTACGCTGCGGGTTCTGGAGCGTCATATGCGCTAGGCGCATTGTATGCAGGAGCAGATGCTTATGAAGCAATGGAGATAGCATCTAAGTTGACTGCATTCACAGCACCACCTTATATGTCTAAAGAGCAACCAAGAAAAATTAAGTAGGAGAGAAAATGGCTGGTAATGAAAATAGCGGAGGACCTCGTCCAACTGCAGCACAGAACAATCCTGCCAATATTTCAGCAACTGGTGGGGCAGGACAATCTGGAACTCAACCAGCAAGATATATATCTGGAATGCCATATGGACAAGGACAAGAATTAATGCAACAACAACAAGCAGCCCCAATGTCTGCACCTAAGGCACCTAGCGCAACGTCAGCAAATATGGCTATGCCAGGAACTTCAGGCTTAGGAACATTACTAGACCCAACCAACAATCCGTCAGAGCCAATTACTGCTGGTGTAGATTTTGGTCCTGGGCCAGGTTCAGATGCATTACCTAAAAACATTAGTGCCAATACTAGACCAGATGAAAACAAGATGATTGTACAGAAGTATCTGCCTACGTTAATGCAAGCAGCAAACTTGCCCGACACACCAGATTCTTACAAGCGTTTTGTTAATTATCTAATATCTCAGCAATGAGTGATGTATCATGGCTGCCAGGCAGTATATTCGACAATATTGATAAGTTTGCAAACTCACTAGGCTATCAAAATGCTGGAATTGCAATTCAGTTAGCATTACAACCTTGGGATTCACCATCTGAAAGAGATGCTTTTATTAGAGCAGTTACTGGAGATGATGTACAAGGCGGGACAGAGAAGATGTATCCAATTCGTGATTTAAGGAGATAGAGTGGCTTTTTGGTCAGACTTCACAAACTCTATTTCTAAAAGAGTTGTAAACCCTACAAAAAATTTTTTAACAGGCCTAGCAACTGGAACATTAGAGCCAATTACACCTAAAGCAAATCCTGAAACCGAAGGACAACTTAAGGCTACACTACAAAATCTTTTAAGAGGCTTAGAAGATAAAACAATTAGTGGCGCAGAACGTACCACTGACCTTTTATTGACTACTGCTGTTAATTTAAATAATAAAGTTATATCACCGTATATGACTAGACCAATATCTACATTGGGTTTATTAACTGATTTTAACTCGCCTTTGTATAAAAAAGACCAATACGAACAAGGTTTTCAGTTTTCAGATATAAGGGCTGCTTATGATAGAAGCGCCAAAGTATCAATGGGTCAAGCATTTACTAAATCTGACTTATTGCCATTTGCAAAACCAGTATCACAGGCCGTTCTATCTATTGGTGGAATAAATCTTGATGATGTTGACTTGTGGGATGATGAAAGCATAAGAAAGAACTTTGTCGATAATACTGTTGGAAAATGGTTTACAGGTTCTATTGACTTTGTTGCTGGCAACTTTGCAATTAGCAAAGGATTTGGTGCTCTTGGTAGATTGAGCAAGGCTGGTTTAAAACAAACTGGTGTCATTGCTAAAAATAAATCAGTTGCTCAACTTGCAGATGATATTGATGCTGGCTTAAACTATGCTGATGGTATTCAGGGTGGGCGTCAAACTGTATCTGCTACCCATATGATGGCAATTGCAGAAACTAAAGACCTTGCTAAAATCGATGACATAGTTCGAATTTATAGTAACAATGAAAGATTAACTCCAATTCTAGAGAATGTAAATAATCCTAGAGTTGTAAGAGATATTATTCTTGGAGATAAGGGCGATGTTAATGCCCTAGACCGTTTATCTAAAACTAATCCAGATGATTTGTTTGAGATGGGTGATGTAGCCAACAAAATTAAAGTTGACTATATCAAGACTGGAAACATATATAATCCAGAAGGTCCAGCAGTAGAGCGCTTATCTAAAGCCTTTGATAAGGCAATTACAAAAGATGCTAGAATGGTAGCATTGAGAGATGCATTCTTTGATGAGTCCGACCAATTACGAGTTCTTGGAAAGTTAGATTATTTCCCAGCAGAACCAAAAATTGGAACTAGCCTATATATTAAGACAGAGACAGCGCTTCGTGAGGGTAAAGCCCTAGCAAGAACTGGCGAACTTAAAGGCAAAGGTTTTCTCGGTGCTGACTTTGGCCGTTTAGGCGCAAATGAAATGGGCGAAATTTTGTCCATGAAAGTTGGAAGTCGTGTTGGAGCGCCAACTGTAAACTTTATTAAATTTAAAAATTCAATAACTAAATTAAAACCACTAAGATTCGTAACATTTTCAGGTATGCGTCCAGGCGATGGTCGTATAGAATTAAATGCATTCTTTGATAGCATTCCTTCGCTTAAAGATGGCAATGCTACGGTTATGGTTACCCCAACAACCTCTAGAAAAGTTTCTGAATTAAGAAATGAATGGGAACAGACTTACTTAAAAGCAGTTACTCCAGAAGATAGATTTTCTACTCTTTCTAAAATTGATGAGCAACTAGGAAAAGTAATAGCGTACAATCATGGACATTATCCTGAACAGACTATTAATGCTCAAGTAGCCCAGATGTTAAACAACACTCGTACAAACAAAAGAGTGTTTGAAAGAAATGGCTACTCATTTAATGCCGATGGTTCAATGAATAGAACCAACATTGAAACAACCAGCCAAATGGCTGAGTCATACTTGTTTACTCCTTGGGACTTAATTGAAAAGCAATTTATTGATATTGCTAAAACTGGAGTTTCAAGAGGCGCAACTGTAACAAAAAATACTATTGCTCCAATTTATGAAAACTTAACTAGACTTTGGAGTTTTAATGCATTGGCTCGACCAATGTTTATTCCTAAAAACTCTATATTCGAGCCAATTGTAAGTTCTTCTCTTGCGTTAGGTATTAAGAATACCGCAACCTCTGTTGCTGGAACCGCTTTAAATAATTCTGTAAAAAACACCAATAACTGGGTTCGTGAAAAAGTATCTACAAGAATTACAAATAAAGCAGATATAAAGGCTATTAATAAAGCAGTTATTGACAAGCAAAAGAGTATTAGTAAACTTCATGCAATTAGAGATGAATATAGTGCTGGTTTAGACGACTTGCTATATGGAGATGTGTCTCCTGCTGCAAAACAACAAAACTTTAAAAAGTTAAGCAAAACCTTAAAAGCAGTAGACGAAAAATTAGATGACCTAGAGGCAGACTTAGTCGAAATGACGGCCTCATACGGCACACTAAAGGCTTCTGCAAACGCTCCATCATTAGAACGTCGTATTGCTTACATAGAAAAGTCTGCAAGTCCTGCAACTTTAAAAAAGATTAAGCCTCAACTAGATGCTGCAAAAGATGGGCTAAAGTCTTACAAGACTGCCATATCTAAACTAGCAACCAACGGAAAACTTATCAAGGAAATCGATGATAAGTTAACAAAGACTTATGATGATATCGATAAGGCTCTAGTCGAGTCTGCTGAATTATCTGTAGAACAAGCAGAGGTCTTTGGAAGAAGCGCTAAATTTAAGCAACGTTACTACGGTAAAAAAGACAACTATCGTATGTATAACGGACAATACGTAAAAGTATCATCTTTCTTTGATGATGAAACTGGCAATAACTTTTCAAAAGCAATTCGAGCAGAAGTTGATAACACTGTTACTGCCGAGCAAACAATTTTAGGTGAACTATCTATTGGTGCACGCTCTGAGATAATCTCAAGCAAGGTGCCTAACATGCCAATTGATATAACAAATCCTATATATTATAATCAATTAGAGTATGTGGCAAACAGACTTATCAGAAATGATAAATTAGTTAGAGTGATTCTTTCTAACCCAGACGCCCCCACCCTTGCAAGATGGGCCACAAGCCAAGAGGGTAGATTATATGTAAAGCAATTTGGCATTTATGACGATGCTGATGCAATTGCATATGTAAAAGACAAGTATGCTTTTGTTAACAGAACAATACCTTCAAAAGAAGCACAGGCAATTTTGCTTGAACGTGAAATTAAAGCAATTGAGTTACAGAAACTACTTGCTCCTGCATTAAAGGAAGATAAATTATTTCCAATTGCTCCTTCTGACTGGGGTTATGCTGAACAAGCAATTTTTGGTGCTAACTCCGCTGCAGTAACAGACAAATTTTTTACTAATTTTTCAAGAAAAGTTTTTAGAGGATTAAACCGTCCCGAAAATCCTATTCGTGAAAATACATTTAATGAAATTGCTATGAATAAGTTAGTTCAAAAAGCAGAGTCATTATCTAAACAAGGACTTGAAGTTAAGATTAATGGTTCTCAATGGAATGCATTAAAGCAAGCCGCTGAAAGAGAAGCCCTTCAAGAGGTTGAAAAAACATTTTATACTGTCCGTAGACAGAACAACGTGCTTTATGCACTAAGAGGCGTAATGGCGTTTCCTAACGCAGCATTTAATGCTGTTTATCGCTATGGAAGACTAGCCGTTAATAACCCAGTAAGAGCATTAGGTTTTACCTATAACTATGGTAGAACATTCCAAACATTTGGTGTAGACAAGAACGGTAACCCTACAGAGGATATCAATAGAATGTCCCACCTTGTACTTCCTGGAAGTCAAGATGTAGGATTGGGTAGTGGTCAAGGCGTACAGTTAAATGCTAAGTCACTTGGTTTCTTACTTAACGCACCTAGCCCATCTTTTATAACATCAATTTCTACCGCAAAGGTATTTGAGAACTGGCCAACTGCTGAGGATTATGCAAGTGGTAAAAAAGGTCCAGAGCAATTTAGAAAAGTATTTGGTTGGATTTACGCTGGAGCATATCCATATGGTCCACAAGATGTTCCAGTCAAGGCATTTATTCCAAGTTGGGCTAATGCAGCATATAATGCATTCTTTACCCCACTAGGTAAGCAAGATTTTCTTGCATCTGTAAACTCAGTCTATAGATACCATAAAATTCTATTTGATATGGGAATTGAAAAGACTCAAGTTTCAGAAGAGCAAGCAATTAAAGAAGCGCAAGGACTATGGTGGCAAAAAGCCGCTGGAAGTTTCGTTTCTCCGCTAGGCGTGCCAGTTAAAGTAAATACAAATCCTGCAAGTCTTATCGACAATGCTTATACCAACCTTGTTGCTAAGTATCAAGGTCAGGGTAAAACCAGAGAAGAAGCAAAAGCACTTGCTGGCGATGAATTACTGGCAACTGTTGGACCTAAACTTGTTCTAGAGAACGTTACATTTAAAGACTTTAATAAGAATATACCTGGCTTAATACCAACTGTTGAAGGCTACAATAGAATATTTAAAGATAACTCTGACTTAGTTAAGCAATTGGCTAATATTAAAGACGGAGATGTTTCATTAGTTGGCTTACTTGGTGCAGATATTGAGTATAAGATAGAAGATAGAAATACTGCTATATCTAAACTTCTAAATGACCCAAAACTTAAACTGCCTGGTACAAGTAAGTTGGTTAATGACCTTAAACTTACCCCAGCAGAAGAAGATATTCAACGCCAAAAAAGCATTCTTTGGGATAGATATAATGCAGTTAAAGATGCATTAAAAGCACAGATTACAGATGGTAAATCTTGGCGTTCTCACCCAGAAATGCAACAGTATTTATCCACCTTGGCTCAAACTGTATTTAAGGCCGAAAGTCAAGCATGGTTTGATGAATATTCTGCAGGTGTACGTGGCGATAATTCATATAATTATGCTAGAGCATTTAAGTTAATTGTTAACAATAAAGACTTTATGGATAAGCACGGAACAACAGATTACTGGCAAGACGTAAGAATGTTTATGACTTTACGTGATGAGGTCGTAAAGGTCTATCAGACTTTCCAGGATAGAGACCCAAGAAAGAGCAAATTTAAAGAAGCATATTTGTCCTATCTTGATACCAATATGTCAGCGTTTCATCCTAAACTACAAACAATGCTTAAAATATACTTTGACAACGATACTTTAAAGGCGGTTGATTAATGGCAGGCGAAACACAGGCACAGTTAGATGCTAAGGTTCAGCAACTAATTGCTGGATTTTTAGGCGGAACTTCTTCGCCAACATCATCAACTACTACAAGTAAAAATATTACCAAGTTAAATGCAGTATCTGCTAAGGCCCTGTTAGAAAAGGTGGCAGCAGCCAATGGTTACACTGGTCTTATTACCAATGCTGATGTTAATGATTTTATCAAAGAGTTCAATAAACAACAAAGCAAACAAATTGAGACAGTTGTCAAATCTACCTCAAGCAAAGTTGGTACTGGCGCCAGTGTAGATAAGATTCAACAAGAACTTCAAAATACTATAACTACCCAGTATCCATCATTTTTTAAGCCTGAGGAGTTTGCTTCTGATTATATCTGGGCAAAGGTTAATTTCAAAGACGAAAAGACTTTAGGCTCTAAGAATATAGCAGTTCTTCAGCAGGCAAAACAACTTGTTAAAGACATGTTTGTTATTGGTAAAAGTGATGCAGAAATTGCTGCTGATGCAAAATTAATTGCTTCTGGCAAAAAGACTTTTGCTGAATATATTGTAGATTTACAAAAAATTGCGATTAAAGAACATCCATATCTTACCACTAGACTACAGTCTGACCCAACACTCACTGTAGCAGAAGTTGCTAATCCAGCAGTTAAAATATTAGCAGATGCCTGGGAAATGGATAGCGCTCAAATAAAATGGCAAGATGAACCAATTATTAACGAATGGCTTGCTTCTCAATCTGGAGATGCACCCATGAATTATGCAACCCTTAAGCGTATGGCTTTAAATGACAAAAGGTCACAATACACAGAAGCAATGAATAATTTTGCTAGAGACGTAGCAACTGGTCTAGGAGAGGCAATGGGTGCTTTTTAATGGCAACACCTACATCAAATCAACGAGAAGGTAGAGTTCCTGCGCCAACCACAGCCTATAATCCATTATCTGGAATGGTTGCAAAACCAGCAGCCCCATCTACATTTACTTATGGTTTAGGTAATCCTGCGGAAACTAGAATTACAAAACCTGGCCAAACTTTGCCTACTACTAAAGCCGCAACTCCTAAACCTGTTGTAACCCCTAAACCTGAAACAGGGGTAACTCTTCCTATAGTTAGCGGTGACGTTGGTGGCGGTATAATTCCACCTTCTTCAGGAAGTCAATTCCCAGTTGCTGGCACATTTGCTGGATGGGAATACTCTGCAGACAAAAAACAACGCAGAATGAAATTTAATGACGGTAATGGTGGTTTTTATTATGGTGTGTTTGAATCTGTTCCCGCTGGAGAAGAAGATAAATCTTTAACAGAAAGAGTTCTAGCATCAGACACATTTAAAAATACATTTGCTATAATATTTGGACAAAATGAAGCAAATCAACCTTATGTTACAAAACTTTTTGAATTAGTTTCTGGATTTTATAAATCTGGTTCAGATATCAATGATTCAATAAATCTTGCTCTACGTGCTGCTAAACAACAAAACGCTATTCCTGAGTTTACAAGTAGATTTGAAGGAATTTTTCAACTAGAAAAACTACAACAGTCTGGAATGGCTATAGAAGTACCAAGCATTACTGAATACATTAAAGCCGAGCAAGCAATGGGCGACTTAATGAGAGAAGCAGGTCTTGGCGAAATAGCAAACCAAAAATTTATTGGTACTGTAATTGGTAAAGGAAAGTCTGTTCTTGAGGTAGGTAATCTAATTAGTGATGTATTTAATGCTATTGATTATGCCCCTGCAGCCTTAAAGCAAGACCTTCAAACCTACTTCCCTGGTGTAGATAGAGCATCTATTGCAACAGCAATTCTTACTGGCCCAGAAGGTGCAGCAAAACTTAAGAACAAAGTTCAAGCAGTGTCAGTAATGTCTGCAGCAAGACAACAAGGAGTTGCAGGTGTAACCCTTGAAGATGCAACAAGTATTGCTAACCAAGGTTATGGATATGATGAAGCGTTAACTGGATTCGGACAAGTTAAATCTCTTGAAAGAGCCAATACGCTTGCTCAATTTGCTGGTGGAAGTTTTACGGCCCAACAAGCACAAAGTGCTGTATTTGGTAAAACTCAAAAAGAATTAGATGAAATTGAAAGATTAAGACAATTAGAAATTGCAAGAATGAAAGGCTCATCTGGAAGATTTGCTTCTAAAGATAGAGCAGCAGGACTAATATAAACTAGAATCCTAATGGACCGACCAGCCCCATTGGTGTAAAAGACTGGTAGCAAGAGCCAAACCATTTCCCCGAATGAATTTGAGGCTTGCGACTACAACGAATAGAAGGGTGGGTTGCTATGAGCAACAACTACTGGGATGAAGACGAAGACGACCTAGATACTACTAATGAGT